GAGTGCCGCATTCATCCTGCTTATTCGCAGGCCATCGACATCGTCAACAACTGCGCCGATCATCTGGAAGCTGTGGGGTTCAGTCACGAGGCCAACGCGACGATTGAGGAACAGCAGCGCAACGTTACGTGGCTGGAGACGAACGCGGACCCGGCAGGCACCCTAGCCAGCAACTACCGGCTGACCAATGAAAATATGCAACTTAGGTTCGAATGTAACCGGCTCGCCTTCCACAAGAACTTATCCCCCGAAACGTGGGCTTTGATGTCTCTCGACCTGCGGCGCCGCTGGTGGGTTGAAACTAACTACGGACAGACGCCTCCGTCCGCCGACATGTTGAAAGAAATAAATGCGCTGGCACCTGAACCACGCTAGATTTGGCAACGAGCCGTGGGCCGTGCAGGCTGAAGCCATGCGCCGCGCTGACGGCGCGCAACGTTACGGCTGGTTCCTTGAGCAGGGACTCGGCAAGACTGCGCTTGCCCTCAACGATTTCATTGACACCGACCACTGCGATCTGAACATCGTGATCCCGCCGTCATCGTTCATCGGTGACTGGCCGCTGGCGCCGGATGAATGGGGCGTCGGGTTCCTGCAGACCGGCATGTGGGACGGCAAGGACAATTTTCCGACCGACTGGGAACAGGGGCTGTGGTGCGTTTCGCACGAGACGTTACGCGGCTCGAAGCGGGCGCGCGACGGCCTGATCAAGCTGCTCAAGGCCCGGCGCTGCATGGTTACTTTCGACGAGGCCACCGGCATCAAAAACCCGCAGTCGTTGCTGGCCAAGTTTATGATGACCGAAGTGTCGAAATACGCTCAGAAAATCCGTCTGCTCGACGGCACGCCGATGGTCCAGAACGTGATGGATTATTATCCCAAGCTGCGCTGCCTTGGCGAACTGAACGGCGTCAATCCGTATGCGTTCCGCAATCGCTTTGCTATCATGGGCGGTTTCATGGGCAAGCAGATCAAGGGTATACGGCCCGAAAATCAGGACGAACTGGCCCGCATTCTAGATCGTGTATCGTTCCGGGCGCTGAAAAAAGATTGGCGCAAGGACATGCCGCCGCAGCTTGACGTGCCTGTGCATCTTGAAATGACCGACAACCAGCGGCGCCACTATCGCACGATGATGGCTGATTTCTACGCCGAACTGGAAGGCACCGACATTACCGTGTGGGCAGACCTTGTGCTGACGCAGCGCCAGAAGCTGCAGCAGATTTCAAGCTGCTACGTCCGCTCGGAAGGTACGGTGCATTGGATCGAGGAACCGAAGAACAATCCGAAACTCAAGGCGACGTTCGACCTGATGGAGAGCGGTCAAGGCAAGTCGATCATTTCATACATCGAGAAGCCGTCAGGCAAGATGCTTATCGACGAGTACACCAAGGCGGGGCTTAACCCAGCCTGGATAGTCGGCGGCATGAAGCCGGAAGAAATCACGTTTCAGAAGCGCAAGTTCAACGACGACGCGGACTGCCGAGTGCTGGTAGGACAGCAGGACATCACGAGCCGGGGCCACACGCTGCTCGGCCAGAAAGGCAAGGACCGCTGTTTTCGTCTGTTCATGTACGAGAACTCGCCCAGCCTGATGCACCGGCTGCAGATGCGGGACCGCAATCATCGCGGCGAGCAGGACGAAACCTGCGTGGTGTACGACCTTATCTGCCACGCCGTCGACCAGAACCAAGTAGACATTTTGACCGGCAAGAAGTCGGCGGCGGACGGCATGGACGAACTTGTAAAAATGGTACGAGAAAAGAAATGGTGATAGAAAACATCGGGTTGGACAAGTATTTGGTATACGGAAAAATTCGGTACATCGTGCAAGAATACCATGACTTTTTTTCTAGATGGACCGGAACAACTCAAGGCACGTCTAGTGTTTGGATCGTGCCAGGAACAGTGGACCCTAGCGAGGGATAAACATATAATGATCAAAACTTTGACTAAAATAGCCGTCGACTGGGGCAACCGGTGCTTCGGCATCGACCACATGAGGAACGAACAAATCAGGGCACTGCGCTTTGCCGAAGAAGCATTGGAGTTGGCGCAGGTTTGCGGGGTCAGCGAAGCTAAGGCCATCGAGTTAATACGCGTCGTGTTCTCTCGCCCGGTTGGCAGACACTTACAAGAAGTTGGCGGCACCATGGTCACACTGGCCGTGTTGTGTGACACGCTGGGCATCGACATGGAAGAGGCATTTCAAATCGAAGTGCGCCGCTGTCTTGATAAGGACCCCGCACACTTTGCCAAGCGTAATCAGGAAAAGATCGGCTTAGGACTCGACTAAGAGGAAATCATGACAAAACATGCAGGCGATGCCAAGCGTCAAGCTGAAATCGTGCAGCAAATTTGCAGGCAACTGGACGGTAAACCAATCATCGATGTCATAGGAGCCGTTGAAACAATAATGGCCAATTCTGTGTGTGACAGATCGTCGTCGTACGAAGTTGCTATAGAGGGGCTAACCGCCTGTTTCGAAGATATGAAGGCAGTCGTCCAGCAACGGTTTAACAAGAAAGCCGACGATGCCTAAAGTTCGGCGCCAGCCCCGTTCTTCTACTAAGGTCTGGACGCCCGCCGACGGCGCGGGCCGGGAATTGCGCTATACGCCCATCGAGGAAAAGCCGAACGAAGCCAAGACGCCGCCACAGTTCTGGCTTTATTTCGAGAGCCTGCCAGCTGAAATACGCAAGGTTCTGAATGACGCTCCGAATCAGGACGCCTTCATGGAAGGCTACCGGGCGGTACTCAACAGGTTCCCTTACGACCCTGCAACTAGCAAGTGGACGGGGGCGAAATAACTTGCCATGCCCTATGAACTGTGGTATGGTGATTGGGCGCTGAAACATAGGAGATTACTGATGACCAAGGCCAAGATGGAAGAAGGCGTTCAGATCGGCATCACCCGCAAGGACAGAGTTGCGACCCGCGCCGATGCCGACAAGGTTGCCAAGAAGCTGGGCTGGACGATCACCGACGAGGAAGACGAAGGCGTGTTCATTGCCACGGTCCATACCAGCAAGTGGAACACTTCACTACGCAACGGGGGCTGGTCGACCAGCGTGTCCGTGTCAGGCAAGGGCGCCAGCGACTACGAAATCTGGACCGTCGAAATCCCTCAACCCTGACGTTTCAACGCGCCCGGCACGCTTGACAGCTGCCGGGCGTCGTGCTATTCTTCGTTATCAACACATAGGAGATTGCCACATGAACGCCCCCGCCAAAATCTGGAACCCCTCGCCCCAGCAGGCAGCCGTCGTCGACTTCGTACGCAACGAGCGCGGCTCGGCGTTCGTCGAGGCCGTCGCGGGCGCCGGTAAGACGACTACTCTTATTCACGCACTGGAGGCTACGACCGGCTCGGTCGGTTTCGCCGCCTATAACAAGAAGATCGCGGACGAAATCAAGGGCAAGGTCGGCAACCGCTTCGGCAACCGGGTGCGCGTCGGCACTTTCCATTCGTTCGGCATCAACGCGTGGCGCTACGTGCACAAGAACGTCGAAGTCGACGAGCGCAAGAAGACCGACATGGTCCGCGAGACGCTGGGCCTCAACGACAAGACGCATCGTGACCACGCACTGGTCGACTTCGTGCCGCGCCTGATTTCGCTGGGCAAACAACGCGCGCTGGGTCTGTACGGCATGATGGACGACTACAGCAACTGGTACGAGATCGTCGAGCATTTCGACATGGCCTACGAACTCGAAGACGAGGCAATGGTGCCGCGCGGCATCGAACTGGCCATCAAGGGGCTGAAGTACAGCCGCGAAATTGCGAGCGAAATCGTCGATTTTGACGACATGCTTTACATGCCGGTCGTGTCAGGCATCCGCATGTGGCAGAATGACGTGATCTTCGTCGACGAGGCCCAGGATACCAACCCGGTGCGCCGCGCGCTGGCGCGCAAGATGATCGGCACGCGGGGCCGTGCGATCTTCGTCGGGGATCGTCATCAGGCGATCTACGGCTTTACCGGCGCCGATAACGACGCTGTCGACCAGATCGTGCGTGATTTCAACTGCAAGGTACTGCCGCTGACTGTGACGTACCGTTGCCCGAAATCGGTCGTGACTGAAGCCCGCAAGAGCGTCGACCATATCGTCGCGCACGAGAGCGCGCCGGAAGGCAACGTCAAGCGCATCGACCTGCTGGACGAAAATAGCAACGGCGGCGACTTCATGACGATGGTGTGCAACAAATACCTGTCGGAACACGACGCCATCTTGTGCCGCAAGACCAAGCCGCTCGTCGACATGGCGTTCAGCCTGATCCGCAACGGCATCGCCTGCCACGTCGAAGGCCGTGACATTGGCGCCGGTCTGGTGGCACTCGTCGACAAGTTCAAATCGGCTCGCACCGTCGACCAGCTGCTGGCACGCATGGGTGCCTATGGCACGCAGCAGGCCGAGAAGTTGAAGGCCAAGGGCAAGGACGCGCAGGCCGAAGCGCTGGCCGATCGCATTGCCACCGTGGCCGTTATTGCTGAGAAGTGCACTACCCCGGCTGAAATCAAGACCAAAATCCTGGACCTGTTCAAGGACGACGATCAGGAAGCGCGCAAGACGCTGACGCTGTCGACCGTGCACAAGGCCAAGGGCCGCGAGTGGCCACGCGTCTTCATTCTCGGCGCCAACCTGTGGATGCCGGGGCCGTGGGCGCGGCAGGCGTGGGAAGTCGAGCAGGAAACCAACCTGATCTACGTCGCCGTGACCCGGTCGCAGAGCGAACTGGTGTTCATCAGCATGCCGGGGGACGCGAAATGACCGGCGCCCCGGCAGACAAGACGTATCTCGTCACATTGCCCGACAAGAAGTTGGTAGTTATTAAATGTCGTTGGATGTTTAATAACGACGGCGAATTGTTGTTCAGAACGGGCACGAAGGGCAACACGACCGTTGTTGCCACTTTTGCCAGAGGACACTGGCTGTCGTGCATCAAGCAGGAGGACGCGTAATGAAAATCAACTGGAAAGCCGACGCCAGCAACCTTGCCTCCGGGCTGACGTTGCTCCTGATCATCGTCGCCGTGTTCGCGGTGCTATAATGACAGGCCCCGCAGCAATTGCTCATTTCAAGGGCGCCCACTGGTTCCTGAGCAACTTCGCCCCGTCCGCTCGTGCTGGTTGACGGTCAGGAGTACCCAACCGTCGAACATGCTTATCAGGCGTCCAAGACGCGAGTTCCAATTGAGCGGCGCCTGATCCGAGCTGCGATTTCGCCCGGCGACGCCAAGCGCCTTGGTAAGCAAATTACGCTGCGTGACGACTGGGAAAACGTGCGTCTGGACGTCATGCGTGATCTGCTACGGGCCAAATTCCACCCGCTCGGTTTGCGGACGCTATTGTTGTCGACCGGCGAGCGCTTGCTAATTGAGGGCAACAACTGGAACGACACGTTTTGGGGCGTCTGCAAGGGTCAGGGCGAGAACAACCTTGGCAAGCTGCTGATGTTGACGCGTGACAAATACCGCAATGGAGATTACACATGATGACTTGTAATATAAGTATATGGATAGCGGCATTTGTGGGGGTCTTCTCTGGAATGGCCGCTAGTACCATAATTTTCGCCTATTGGAGGGATTACGGCGACAGGCAAACTGAAGCAAGAGGTGTGTGGGTCTTCGGAAACAGAGCGTACACCCTAGTTAAAATACTCAAACCCCTAGGCGATCCGCGATAATGCGCGTTTTCCTGATCCTGTTCACGCTCGCCGTCATGCAAGGCGTCTATCTTGGTCTGCAGGACTACTTCGGCCAGAACGTTGCGCAGGGTATCAGGCGCTACCGCATCCGGCGCAAGTTTGACAAGATGCAGGAAGCCCGGCGCGCGGCTATTGCGCGGGGAAATACTGACGACGGGCCGTCGTGGCGCCGGGACCGGCAATCAGCCCACCCAGCGCATTACCGGCGCCTGCCGCCCGCATGTCCACGATTGACCGCTTCGTCCCTTCGCGGCGAAGCGAGCGCAACAGACGATCAAGGTCCGGACCGGCAGGCGTAGTCAGGATTTTCGACAGGGCGTTCATGGCGTTTTCGTTATTTTGACCGCGCCACGCCCCGGCGATGTTCGACGGGCGGAACTGTTCACGCACGCCGGGCGGGATGAACGATAGCGGCTGGGTGATGTCCGGGTTCCAAGGGTGGCTGGCTTCCGGCTTCAGCGCCTCGACGCGTTCCTTGCGCGACATGTTTGACGCGCCAGTGTTCTGGTTGCCGATCACGTTGCTGTGCTGGTTGGCCAGATAGCGCTCCTGTTCCATCGCGCGGACCAGTTCGTCGGCCTTGTCCTTACCAAGCAGCAGTTCCATCTTCTTGACGTTGTTCGGCGCCAGCATCTTGTTGCGTAATGTCGAATCGCCGTTCATCGTGGCGCCAATTACGTCCTCCGCCGCAGAACGGGCGCCAATAATGCGAGCCTGCAGTTCGGGTGCCGACAGTCCTTTCAGTTCCTCCCGCAGCTGGTCAGCTGAAATACCATTACGCCCGCCGAGAAACGTATCCTTGCCAGCTTCGATCTGGTCGATTAGTTGCGAACGCTCGGCAAACGCGGCACGGGCTTGCTTCCACACCTTGCCTGCGTCCGTCTTGCCGATTTCGTCAATCATTTCGTTTTTAAGCTTGACCAGTTCGCGGCCCAGCGTGTTGTCACCGGCCCGGTATGCCTGATCGATGCGCCGGTCGAGGCCCCGCTTGACGTAGTCCCACGATTCCGTCGTCGGAAAGTCCTTATCAGCGCCCGGCGTGAAAAACTTCTTGTTAATCGGACGGCCTGAAATACCAGACAGTTCTTCCGCCATATCAAACGCGCCCGCTTTTTCAAGGCGAGGCAACAGTTCCTTGATTTCCTTGGTTGGTACCACCTGCGAATCGCGCCACTGCGCGTACAGCGGATCGGCAGCAAGCGAACGCTGCTCGACGTGGTATTTTTTCAGGTCCTCGACGTTGGCAGCCGGGCCACCCATGGCCTTGTCGAGCGACGCCTTGACGCGCGGGCCGTGTTCAGCGGCCCGCTGGCTGTAAGCCTGACGGACGACGTGTCGCCCCGGTCCTGCCAGATCGGCAACACCGCCTGCAAGATCGGTCGTGCCCGGCGTCAGGTCGGACAGATACCCGGCAGGTCCCATACGTTCCTTGGCTTCGCGCAACGAGGCCGGTGTTTCGCCTTCCAGTGCGTTGACCAGCCGGGTGACGGTGTTGTTCGGTACTTCCTTAAGTGCGCCCGTACGAGGCAGTAGGTTGTTGGTCACGAAATTGGTGGCACCGCGTGTCGCTGAACTGACGACCGGGCCGAGGGCGCCGCCCGCACCGCCGATCATGGCGCCGGTCTTTATGCTTTCGTCGCGCAACGCCGCGTCCGTCGTGCCGATGCCAGCGCCGCCTGCAAGCCCAGTAACGACCTTGGACCCGAACGACGGCCCGTAGTTACCAAGCAAGGTGCCGCCGATTTTGGTCCCAGCTAGCGGACCCATCAACGCCATACCGCCAATCAGATTGGCGGCTATCGCCTGAACGGGGTTTTTATCGACATATTCCTTGTGACGGTTGGTAATTGCGCTCAGGTTGTTTTCATAACGCTGGCTGAAAGTGTCGCCATAGTTATCGCCTTTTAAATAATCCTCAACAGGCTGCAATCCGGCAATTGCTGCTGCCCCCGCTTTGTTTATCAGCGCCCCAACGATAGGCATGCCTTCGCCCATTTGGTCTGCCATGGTGCCCGGAGGTAATACAGGCTTAGGTCGGACGGCACGGCTGGCAGGCGCCGGTTGAGGCTTAGGCGTTTCGACAGGGGCTGGGGCTGTTTTCGCCCTGACGTCGATGCCCAGCATGCGGGCAGTTTCGGCCACGTCGTCGCTGATAGCAGCGGGGGTAGCCTGAACAGGGGCCGCGCCGGGGGCAGCGGGGACTGCCGGGTTGACGACCGGGCGGTTGACCTTGGCCAGACCCAGCATAGCCAAGGTCTCGTCGATATCTTCGGGAGTTACGGAAGCCCCCGGCGCCGCCGTCTCCGTTTTCGTCGATGCGTTCTGAGCCACTGGCGAGCCTCCTGTGCCTTCCCGGCCCCCGTAATAAAACGCGTGGCCCCCGATCTTGGTGCTATTCCCGGTTGCCCAGCCGGGTAGACGCCCGTACCGCTGGTTGACGATATCAGGGTTCAGGAAATAAGTGGCGCCCTTGGTCGGGTCGGGCACATTGCCGCTAAGGACGCCATCGACCAGTTTCGCCGTGTTCTGGTATTGCGGCGAGTCCTGCTTGATCGCCAGCAACTCCCCCGCCCGCGTCGACCAAGGTTCGAACTGACCCTTGGCCAGCACCACTTCAGTCGGTGACTTGCCCCAGCCTCCTTTGATGCGGTTCTGAATGACATGGGCCACCGCAGCCTGACCGTCTTCCGGCTGGCCGTTGGCCTCACCGATGATAGTCCGGATCATCAAGTCGCGGTCGCGCGGCGAATAGACGTCCATTTACTTGGCCTTCGGTTGCTCGAAGTTGACCCAACCTTCCTTGCGGGCGTGGGTGAGATTGGTAAGAAAGCTGATCTTGTCCTCGTCGGCCATACCGTCAACGTACGCCTGCCGTTCCTTCGGCGGCACGTACTTGAACTGAAAGGCGCGAGGGTCGAACTTCTCATTGAACTGGGTCGAGAATTCGCCGTAGGTCTGCGGCCCGTGATCCTTTTGCCACTTCTGCCAAGCTTTGTTTTTGGCTTGAATAGCGTCTTCGTTACCCTTGAGCAGCTGGATGATGGTCTTGTTACCCAGCTTGGACAGCGCGTCGTTGGGCGACGTTTCGAACGCCGACGAGAACTTGGCGTCGGTGCCAGTGCCGCCGATGGTGGCAAACTGTTGCTGGGCCAGCTGAACGGCAAGCTTGTTGAATTCTTCCTGCGACGCGACCGATTTCAGGTCCAGCACGCCGCCCTTTTCCTGCCACGACTTCGGTACCGGCAGGTTGCGGTTAGCAAAGTTCTTGGCCACCAGTTCCCAGCCCGCGCCGACGCCCGGCTCGAACTTGCCGACAAGGTCTTCAAGATTGCCGAGAATGGCCTTGCGTTGCGGCGAACTGTCGTTGGCAGCGGTAAGCGCAACGCCTTGCGCGGCGCTGTTGGCACCCACGGCTGCAGCAGCGGGGTCGAAACCTGGGGGCTGCGAAGTCATCGGACCGGCAGGCGTAATCGGCATCGAGGCAGCGGGCGCCCCACGCTGCGATACGATCGGCTTGCCGTCCGGGCCAACTACGCCGCCGCCTGCCGTGGCAGGCTGCTGGCCGAGCAGCTGGGTGCCCTTCGGCGTCGCGATAGACGTCGTCGGCGGCAGGTTCTTGGGAACGGCAGTGCCAAACGCCGGGTTGGCCGCAGTGCCGCCCGGAACGTAAACCAGCTGCCCGCCCTGATCGACCCACTGGCCAGCCGGGGAATGCTGCTGCAAGATTTCGCTGGTCGTCGCGGCCTGCGTCTGAATTTCAAGAGCCTTCTTCTTGATGCCGGGCGCGTCGAGGCCGCGAAACTGTTTGATGGCGTTCATGACGACCGGCAACGTGATGCCATATTTCGACCCTTCGAGTGCCGGGTCGAGGGCATGCGACGCGATATCGTACACGTCATTCATTGACGGGTTGGACTTGGACGCCAGACCTGAAAACAAGTGGCTGGTCAGGGCCATGCGCTTCTGAAAAGTTTCAAGCCCAGCTTGATCGGCGGCGAACCCGGCTGCCTTCAGCTTGGCGAGTGCATCCATCGCGGGCACGGCCCGGTTGGCACCGACCGGCGACTGCTTGAGCAGGCCAAGCAGCTTGTTCTGGTCGACCTGACCCGTGGCCGGGTCGAGAGCCTGTTGCATCGCGCGGCCTTGCGCCAGATCGCCCAGCACGTTGGCTGCCGGGCCAACTTTGGCAATCATATCGAGCGGCGACTGTTGCGGCTGCGGCTTATAAAAGCTGGTGTCTACTTCGGCCATCAGTAGTACCCTCCAAGATTACCGCCCGTGCCGCCGACATTACCCGGCGACGAACCATACAATCCCCCGCCTCCACCCCCGCCGCCCCCGGTCAACTGCTGAAGGATCGCAGCCGTGCTGATAGAATTGCCGAAGTTACCGACAGCATTGCCCATTGCGGTGTAGGCACCGGCCTGCGCGTTACCGGCGCCGATCATGTTGCTGCCGATATTGGACCCGACTTGCGTCGAGTTGCCACTGAGCGATGCCAGTGCATTCGACCCCATGTTGGCAACGTTCTGCATCTGACCGCCGCCCGCATTGTAAGTGTTGAGCAGCTGGCTGACCACGTTATTCCACGTGTTGCCTGCCAGACCCTCGGCATAACCCGCCGCGCCCTTTGCCAGTGCGCCGCCCGGCCCGCCAAGCCCCCGCGCTGCAAGTGCATTCTGCACGGCTTTCTGGCCGTATTCGTTGCTGAACTTGAACCCTGGAGTTTCAGCAAGAGCCGCCGACATATCGGCGCCCGGCGACGTGAGCCTGAGCAACTGGGCCAGCGGCGAACTTGAACCAGTGCTGGTATCGCTCCAGCCTTGCAGACTGGGCAGCATGTCCCGGCCCGCGTTGATGTAGGGCAGCGCTAGCCCTTTCATTTCACCGAACATTTCCCGCTGGGCGGCAATGGAATTAGCGGCAGCCTCCCCTTGTGCGTCGGCAGCGGCACTTGCTCCGTACATGGACGCGCCCGCACTTAAGGCGCCCGCGCCGATGATCGCCGCCGCGACGTTACAGGTGCTGGCAGGAACGAAATCCGGAACGTCGAGCCATTGAAATTTCATTGCCCTATCCATTTTGCGCAGTAGTGATCCGAAGGCTTGAAACCCAGTGTCGACAGCAACCCCGGCATGCCGAGCGGCTTGTCAGCCTTGTACCCGGAATACCAGACCTGAACGCCTCGACGCTTCAGTTCACGCTCGACCAGACGAAACAGCGGAAACGCCAGTCCCCTGTCGCGCACTTCCGGCAGCACATACACCAGATCGTGGGTCGCGGAAAGCGTACTGCCGTAATGCAGGCCCGGTGCGCACTGCGCAGTGTAGTAGCCGACGATGTCGCCGTTCCACCGGATCGTCGCCAGAAATAGCACGCCTTCCCGCTCGCGTCTAGCGTATTCCGCGTATTGCGGTGATAACGGCATCCGGTCGCGAAACAGCGCCAGTTCTTCCCAATGCATAGGAAAGAGCCTAGCCAGTTCCGGCGCACAATCGACGAACGATTCGATCTGCGCAGTGATCATGTAGCAATCCGCACGTCGATCAACATGTGAACGCAGTCGTCCTTCGAGTTGTTGGCCAGCGAATGTTCGGCACTGGCGTCGAACCACCAGACCTGACCAGTCTGCATGACAACCGTTTCGTCGCCGCAGTTGAACAACGACCCCGGCAGACCTTGCAGCACCAGATGGTAGCGCGTATAATACTTGGAATACGCGCCCATCACGTCGGCGTGGGGCAAGATTTTCTTGCCCGGCTGGCGCTTGGTAATGACGACGCGGCCCAGTCGCTCGCCGCCGACGAAGCGCATCACGTCAAGCGCCATGTCCTTGGCTTTCGGCAAGGATTTGAACACCGGACGGTCGACTGCCTCCAGATCGTCGCCGTCAGGCGAGCCGAAGCGCAGCAAGATGTCGTCTACCTCGCTGTGGGGCGTTCCTTCGAACGTGGTGCGTAATTTGTCTTCATTCCACCATTCCGGGTGGCGGGCCAGCTGGTCCATCACCTGCATCACCATCACGTTTGCCATCAACATATGAAAATAGCGCATTGTACTGTTACCCTAGTTGTGCCGTTCTGAACAGCGTGTCGTCGACTTGTGAAAATACTTGTGACTTGGTAGCAGGCAGGACGTACGGGGCGTTAACCAGACCGGCATCGATGAAATAACCGACCGGGGGGTAGACGTCCAATGCATTGGCGCCGTCATTATAAACAGTAACCGAAGTGCCCGTACCGAACGGCTCGATGATGACGCCGCTGTTGGCCGGGGTCGTCGCCACAACGTTCCATTCTTCCGTGAGCGGCGTTGCGTCGCCCTGCGTCGTGCCTGCAGCAACAATGCCAGTAGCGCTGCTGGACGGCACGCTACTGGTCATGCGGTTGGCGAGACTCTGCAAAAACCGCCACCAGATGAACGACATGCGGCGGCGTTCGGTGTCGTCGCCGCCGTCGCGCGTTACCGGTTCTTCCATTGTCGGAATATCGATGTTAGACATCAGGCGTTTCCAGTCCGGTCTTTACCCACTCGACCTTAATCTTCCGACGGCTGGCTTCAGTGACCAGTTCGGTCGACGTGTCGTACCAGTTGGCAGGCTGGCGCTTGTTCGGGTTATAGGGCACAGAGGACAAAAAAAACTTGTCCTGTTCCTGCCAAGCGTAAGCGACGCGTTTCGTCATGTCTCGGCAGGCTCCGATTCGAGGTACAGCCCGTTCAACGCGGTCTTGAGATTTTCCGACCAGAACACTTCATAGACGCGGTCGCGGGCCTCGCCAAGACGCGTATATTGCGGACTGGTGTTGTACTCACCAATTTTACCGAACGGGCGCATCTGTGGGTCGCTCCATGTGGCGCCTCGGTCGTCGCTGTAACGCATGTAAAGCTGCGGGTCCGCGTCGCCGTCTTCGGTCGTACCGCCCTGAATGTCGACGGTCAACGACCAGTCCGTCATTCGCTTCATTTCGTTCATGCGGTGCGGGTAGCCGCGCCGGAACAGAATAGGCTGGCCGTTGTCCTGATAGACATCGTTGGTGATTTCGTATAGCAGGCCGGTTTCCCAGTCCTGACCGACGATCTTGCCATAGGCGTGGGTGTAGAACGGCGTCCTGTCGCGGTGTTCGACGCCATCGTTGTCGAGCCACGTCTGTTCGGCCCACTGCTTGGTTGACAGGTCATAAGCCCATGTTTTGTCGGCAGTCGGAAAATTGAGAACGTAGAAGGTGTGGCCACCGATCTGGTACTTGCTGCCGATGGCGTCCTCGACGGTTGAGTATTTCAACATTTCCTGTTCAAGCGCGTAGGTTGAAATGCGAAGGGCCTGATATCCTTCCGTCATCACTACCATGCGTTCGCCTTCGAGGTTTTTCGACAACCAGAACAGGCGGGCGTCGATGGGCACCATCGAATAAGTCGCTGCTGTACCGTAGGGGGAGAAAGTGGATGACACGGCCTCGAATGGAAATTCTGCAGCGCCCGAAAGATACCACGGTTCGGTGCTGACGTTGCCAATCAGCCAGACTTCACGCTGGCGCACGCCGAGCGTCTTGATGTTGTCGGCGTAGCTTGATTTCGACTGAATGTCGAGCGCATTGAACGTCACACTGTTTGCCAGCGAAATGTACCAATAAGGCGTGTCAGGGGCATTGAAAAGGAAAAATCCCGACAAATAATCAACACGGTTAGAGCCGACGAATGTTCCTGTGCCGTCGACTATAGGTGCGAATGCCTTGGTTGACATCGTGATCGTCCAGCCGTTGGGGGACCCGTCAACCACGACCAGTTCGTCGCCTATATCTTCGCCATTGTCAGCCATCGAAACAATACTGGTGCCATGGCCAATGTTGCCGACAGCCGAATACACGAAATTTGAATCAACAAAGTACACGATGTCATCGACTACGGCGTACAGGTCGCCGTTGGTGGCTGTGTACATGCCGCGCCCCGGCCCAAGCGCAGGCGGAATAGCCAGCTGACGCTTGCCGGGCCGCATGTAGTGCGTCACCGGAACCGGAGACTTGGTTTCAGGCGGGTTGATTTCCGGGTACAAGTTCACGCAGCGTTGCGCGTTTGCAATTATGCTGCGTGAACTGTAAGCGCCGCTGGTTGCGATAAGCGGTGGCATTTACGCCGACTTGATGGCCGACCAGTCGCCGTCAACAACACAGAAGAACAACGCGCTGACGCCGTTGGCCAGAGCATAGGCCGTGGCCGTAGCGACGCCGTTAATCGTGTTCGTGCCTTGGCCAAACAGGTCAGCCGACGCTGCGCCCGCGTTGCGAACCAGCACGACGGAACCCGCCTTGGCTTCCGGCATCAGGGCGCTGTCGCCGCCCGTCGCCACCACGCCGAGTTCAAGCAACGCGACGTTCGACGGCAGCTGGATCGCTGCAGCCTTGGTGCCGCCTGCACGGGCGACGATGCCTGACTCGAAGCTGCGATTACCACCACCGGCCAGCGCCAGCAGCCAGTTGCCGTCAGGAAGGCCAAAGCCTCGGGTCGGAGGAATACCGGTCATTTTGAAGTCCTTTCAAGTTAAAGTTATACTCGGGGGTTACGCTAGTACTGGTCGGACAGAATGTTATAACCCGGCGACTGCGCAGTCAACGTGCGCGGCATGACGAGTTCCGGAATTTGCAGGTTGGCATCCTTGATAGTATTCAAGGCGTCCAGTGCCAGCGCATTCAGTTCAGGGTCGGGCGTGCGGCCCCGACCATAAGCCTGCCTGAGGCGCCGGGCCAAATTGAATTTCATCGCCGGTAGGTATTCTTCCGGCAACACTTCAAGGTCAGTATCCAGGGTCAGACGGGGGATCGTGCCTTGAAAAGTCAGAAACAGCGAATAGATGTTGGCAGAGGGGACCGGATAAGGCCGCACGGTTGCCAGCGGATATGTGGTGTCAAGGAACACGTACTGGGTGAACGAACCGAGCCGCTTGATGGCAATGCGGTCGTATTCCTCACGCGCCGGGATCACAATGACCGGGGTGTCGACGTTCAATCCGCTGCCTGTCGCAACCAAATTACGCAAATAGGCTGCGGCGATGCGGTTCGGGCGTGGATCGATGTTGTAGTCGCCACCCGGCCCTGCCGTGTAAGTGTCCGCGCCGGTCGAAACCTTGCCGATGGAAGTCGTGTCCCACAGCATCCAGCGCTTGCGGCGCCACTGTGAAATCAGGTCCTGCAGGTCGGACAGACCATCGTTGATGTCTTCAGCACTGGGGGCGCGACCCGACGCCGTGATGCCTGCCTTTTTAAGGGCAAAAGCGATAACATCACGGGTCGTGGTCGCCATTTGTCAACTCCCAATTCAGCAGGACGTTCAGTCGGGCAGTTTCGGCTCGACCGGCTTCGGCTTGTTGCCGGGCTTGTTGCCAGACGCGCTGCCTCCAGCGGCCTGCTTCGGAGGTTCGGCGCCTGCAGGCTGCACCAGACCGGCGACGCCGCTGTTGGCTCCGGCCTGCGGGTCGGTCTTGGCTGCGTTGTCGGCCTCGCGTTCGGCCTTGAGGCGGGCGTTTTCTTCGCGCAGCTTGGTCAGTTCATCAGCCTGCGTCTGCGGCGAATCCGGCACGCTGGCCATCGTCGGATTGTCTTTCTTGAATTGTTCTTCTTCGTCCTCGTCGTGCAGCTTGATCACCTGCTGGTATTCGTCGAGGAAAGGCTGGCCGTTCTCGTCGACCGGCATCAGCGGGTACCGCTTGTACTCGATCTTCGGGAAGTTGTTGATGTTGGTGTGCTTGGTCAGCGGAATGAACGAGCGCATGTTGCGCGGGCGCGGGTTCGGTCCAGCCTGAGTGGTCGGGCGCTTCGCTACTGGCATCTGGTTATCTCCGGGTTGAACTACTTTACGAAACTAGAAAATCGCCCGGCTTAATAGCCGGGCGATCCTTAACTTATCAAACCGTCTTAGCGCGACGGCGTGCGGGGAACGATCACGCCCCACTCGCCACGCACCACCAGCCAGCCGAACAGCACGTCAAGACGCGTGATTTCCTCGTCGGTGCCGATCATGTAATCGGTGACCGAACGCATCGACACGTTGTCGTACTTGTGACGCGCCGTGACCTTGTTGGCAGGCAGCGGCAGATCGCCGGTCGCCATCGTGATCATCTGCGGCGAGTAACGGAAGTTTTTGCTGTAAGTGACGCCGGGGTTGGTGTAGAGCGAGATCGGCGCACCGTTGGCCGGCGATTCCGTGACGGTCTGGAACTGGACCGGCACGATAGTGCCCGAACCGTCGTCGACGCCCGGAATGAGCGACGGATAGATTTGCAGGGACGTGGCGCCGCTGGCCGCGTCTTCCAGAATGACGAACTGACGCAGTTCGCCGCTGTCCTGCTTGGTCACGCGGTTGACCATGTTGACGCCTTCGATGGTGATGATGTCACCCGCGTTGAGCGTCCCCGTGATCGCGTTCGTGGTCAGCGCCGGGCCGGTCTGATCAGCACCCGCGACGGTTCCGGCAGTGAACGTACCAGCAACGTGCTGGATGACGGTCTGATCGGAGAACCACGTGGCACCGAGAGCCTTGTACATGGTGCCTTCGTAGTACTGATCGCTGATCGCTGAGCCAGGGTTGAGCAGGCCGGACAGCGACGACACCACCTTAGCTTCGGTACGCGGGTCGTTGATGATCTTTTGATTGACCATCGGCGCCGAATTGAGAGCCAACGACGCCTGCGCGTCGAGGTAGGTATCCTGGTTCGGCGTCAAGATGTTGCCGTTGTCGTCGAAGTTGGCCGACATGTTCGAAATCGCGTTCACGCTGCCCTGCATGATGGTCGAGGCAACGTCGCCCGCGAGGTTGTTCATCATCGGCAGCAAGATACGTTCCGAGAAGTCGTCGAGCGACAAGTAGAGATCGGCAGACGAGAACTGGACGTCGACGCCGTCCTGATTGGTCATCGCCAGCACGACCTGCTGTTCGGTCGTATCCTGCAACGACACGGCAGGACCGTGACGGACGGTGTAATCGTTCGGCAGGCGGATGCGCAGCTGCGAGCCGATCTTGCTGCCAGCCTTGCCGAATTCCGGATCGAACTGATGTTCGATGTTGCGGATGAACTGGTTGGAGTTGACGAAGATTTCGATAGCCTCGCGCGTGATCGCGCTGGTAGTCAGAAGGTTGTTGGCCATGATGGCTTAAGCCCCGTGCTGGAACGAATGCTTTCCTATCCCGAAAGCGTTCTGGCGCGGCGTCCACGTTCCGCGTCATTCAGTGGACCAGCACGGGAATTGTAATCCGCCCGGACGGAATGCACTGCTGTTAGCAATTACCCGGCAGGACGGGTTCTCGGTCAGGCTCGACCGGATTTCGCTTTCCAGTTGGCTTCCTTCTGCGCCCTGCGGCGCGCGTACCAGTCGTCATCGGAAAGATCGTCGCGAAGTTCGGTGCCTCCGGTCCGGGTACGCCCGCCGACAGGGGCCACGGGCGCTGCGGCCTGTGACGGCTTGTTCTTGGGTTTCGGCGCCGGAAGCGCCATCTTGACCATTTCAGCAAGCCTCTTGGCCGGAGGCAAGTCCATGATCCGGTGGTATTCTTCCGGCTTGCTGCCCAGCGTGTGCAAAACTTTCGCCGGGTCGTCGGTGGCCAGAATGCCCTGCATGTCTTCCGGCTCGAAGCCGCCAAGCGTCTTCAGGGTCGCCGTGACTTTGTCCCAGTCCTTGGCGTAGGTCTTGCGGCCCTTCTGATCGGCCTCGTTGGCCGCGTTGTTGAAATCACGAGCAGCAATCTGGCGCGCGGCAGCACGTTCAACGTCGTCCTGTGACAGCCCGCCGTTCTGCGCCGGTTGGCGTTCGGTCGCGTCGTCGCCAGCATCCGCCTCGCCCGGCTTCTTGCCCGCGCGGGACAACAGCGCTTCAGCGTCGGCCAACCGATGTTCCAGTTCGGCCTTTTCGCGTTTGGCCTGCTGAATCTGGGCATGCTTGCGGTCAAGTTCCTTGTCGCGCCAATCAGTCTTGCTGGCGGGCGGGTCGCCTGCAGGCGGATCGGTGGCTTCATCAGTTTCGCCGCCTTCGCTCTCGACGACGTTGTCGTCCTGTTCGCCACTTGCGTCGTTATCGTTCGCGTCGCCAGCGTTGCCCTGATCGCCACCTGCGTCGTTGTTGCTGGCGTTCTGGTCCTGCTGTTGCTGGTCGCCAGCTGGGGCGGACGAACCGCCCGTGCCGCCGCCCGGCACCGCGAAGCATACGCCGTTCATCAGAAGATTACGCAAAATAAGCATAGAAAGTCTCCGTTACTTGTGCACGGGGTTACCGCCCGGACGGTTTACGCGTCTTGGTTACAGCCGAAAGTTCCTTCATCTGTTGCTGGGCCAGCGCCTTGACGTCCCGCATCAGGGCCTTGTCGCGCTGGACCTCGGTGGCGCGCGTCAGACAGCGCAGCGCGTCTTCCGCCTTGTAACGGCGTTCCCGCGCCTTGTCTTCAGCCGACTGCCTGTAGGGAACAGCCGAAGGGTAGTCGCTGCTCGTCGACTTGACCAGTGCCGCGACGCCATTTTTCTTTGCCATGATCAGTGCCTCGCCTGTGAAAGCTTTTTGACCCGCTTGCCGCCCATTCGGGACAGCTTGGCTTCTTCCATCAACGCCTCGTAGATGGCGTCCTTCTTGTAACTGATCGACGTTTNNCATTTNNAGCATCGCGGTCAGCATCTTGCGCGAAGTCTTGACGTGGTGCTGCCAGCCTGGGGTTATCTGTTGCAGATGTTCGTCGACGCGCCCCGGCATCATCACCTGACGGCCATTGAAATAATGTTCGGGCGTCGGGAAAGCCTTGCGAAACCGGTCGGAACGATTGCGGTCATAGAAGATACCCGCAAGTTCGATGGCCAGCTGTTTTACTAAGGGGTGCGACATACGCTAGTTCCTATTTCTTCTTTGACAGCGGCTTCTGGCCCTTCCACGACGGCTTGGGGTTGCACTCGGCGCGGTCCTTGACGCCCTTGTGCGCCGGGCGCTTGTTCTTGAATGCGGCCTTGCCGTCGCCGCGAACCTTGGACGTGTTCTGCATGTGGTTCATTTCTTGTTGTCCTTGAACGGATCGTAGTCGACCGGGGTGAAGCTGAACGGCAGGCCCTGCATGTACAGCGGAAACCCGACGCCAGCCGCTTCCTTCATCTTGTCGGTCAGTTTCAGCACCGGCACCGAAATCGTGTGCGAGTCGATGAAGTCCTGCGCCGCCTTGGCGTCGTCAAAATAATGGTATTTCCCGTCTTTTGTCAAGACGGAATGCTTGGAATACTCGTCGATAAGTTTCGTCGCCTTGCTTTTCAGTTCGTTGCGGTTCCAGAACCCGTCCGAGTAAATTCCAACCAGCTGGTCACGGCCAGCAACGACATCAGGATCACCCATTCCCATGGCGCCCTGCGGGTCACCGATTGACGCCTTATGGCTCGACGGCGGAATGGCGAAGTATTCGTCGGGGTTCGAAACCTTTTTCCACTCGACCTTGCCGCCCATCGATTTCGCCAGCTTGTTGGCCTTGTCGACGAGCATCTTGTCGTAGAATGCCTTCATGCCCTCGCCGCCAACCTTAAGATCGAGGCCATCATATATATGCTTATTTGGCTCTTGGTTGAGTATTTTTTCGGCCAAATCTTTACCAACTAGTTCAGCAATTTTGTCCTTTGGTACGTTGGTTCCCATAGTTTTAGCAACGTTGCCATCTTTCGGCATGTAACTAAGGTGAAACGTTCCATCTTGGACTTTTTGCGCTTGTATGGATTGAACCTGTTTGCTCAGGTCGTAGCGCGCCGCCTGCTGCTCGCCCGGTGTCCATGAAATCGAATCGTAGCCTTCGCGCGCAGCCTTTGAAATGGCCCGCTTCAGGGCTAGGTCGGCCCACGTCGACTTGAACGGGGCGTCAGGAACACTGTTTTGTTTTGAAATTTCTGACATTCGCTTCCAACCTTGTTCGGCTAACTGTTTGGAAGCAAAAGGACCTGCTAAATGTTCCCCCGACTTGGACCTAACTTCGTATTGTCCCGGAAATCCTCGAACTTCTGAAACCGACGGTTCATCTACGCCTTTGTATCCTTGTTTCTTTCCTGCCTGATGCCAGTCGCTCTGCACTTCTTCCAGATGCAGCGACTTGCCGACGCCCGGAATTTGCCGGTCGTTCATGCGGACATGAGCAACAATGTTCGGTTCGTCCCAATGAGAAGAAACATATTGTTTAGGTGTTTCACCTAAGGATTTGTTGCCTGCTTCTGTTGCCTTGGCTTCAGAACTAAACCCGAAACGGTCATTTTCCCCGGCTCCTACCGTACGCCACAAATGGTCCGCGTCGCTTTTAATTGTTTTAAAGTTGTTGTTTTGTTTTTCTGGCAGCGTCAGCAACAGTTCCCGGTAATTTTCGCCTCCGGGCAACTGATACTGGGAATACTTGGTGGCCGACGGTTCATTTGCTACTTCATGCGCCGCTTCGTAAACACGATCCATCCAAGCATCTTCAGATTCCCCTCGTCGACGGGGAGTTCTTGCCATAGCAGCATCGAAAGCTTCGTCGCTGTCTATAATAGCATCTACGTCTTTGCCTGTCTTTTCTATTTCTTTTATTTCCGTTCGGTGTTCGGCCATGTACTTGACCACGTCGTCCTTGCTGATCTTCTCGCCTGCCTTGCTTGCAAGGAAGTCGTCGATGCCGGTCCATTCGAGTTCTTCCGGCTTGACGCCGGGCCGGTTGCGTAAAGTATTGAGCCACTGTTCGCCGGTAGCGGTCTTCTGATTGACGCCTTCCAAGGCCCGCTCGACGCCGGAATAGAAGGCCGGGGCTTCGTTAGCAGTCTGAATAAGCTTGCCGCCCGCCGAACCCAGCGCGCCCTTGACAGCCATCGGCATACCGCCGCCTATTGCCGCGCCGCCCACGTCCAATGCCCGCTCGATCACAGGCATGGTGGCGCGCAACGTCTCCGGGTCGAACATGGGCTGCCGGTTAGTGACGCGTCCGTACGGGTCAGTAGTGGTCATCATGCCGGTCTGATACGCCTCGCCGGGCGCCGTTACGGCAGAACGGACCATCTTTTCCGGCCACAACTGGTAGCGCGGCCCTGACAGGCCAAGCAGCTTGTCGATAACGCCGCGCTGCTCCAGCGCGTTCTGCGGCGCCGGTTCGCCCTGTCCCTGCGTCAGCAGCTGCAACGGGTTCTGCGGCGGCGCCGGGGTCATGCTGTTGTTCACCAGACCCGCAACGCCGTCAGGCTGTCCAGGGTTGGCACGAACAGTGATCTGCGCAGGCTGGCCATTCCTTGGTGGAACATAATCAGGCGCTGGCTGCCACCACTCGTCTTCCGGCTGATAGTAGGTGTCAGCCATTTCGCTCCACCTTCATGTACTTCCCAGCCCGGCTGGGGTCCGGTACATATTGCGCACCGTCTGGCGCCGCCATCAAGTCCTTGAGCAGGCCGGAAGTTCCCTGCGCTTCCTGCGGTTCGGGGGCGGCAGCGTCCGCCTCGTTGACTGTCTGCTGAATGTCGGGGCTGTTGAAAATCTGGTTAAGCAGCTGCAGCATGGTCGCCTTAAGTTCGTCACCCTGACCGAGTTTTTCGAGTTCCGGCTGCGCGTTCGACATCGCCGTAATGCGCTTGGTCATCGCATCGAATGCATTCACGTCGCGCATCTGTTCCTTGCCGACGAGGCGCAGCCGGTTCTCGGCCAGTGCCTGCAACAGCCCTTCGACTTCCTTAGACAGCTGCTGGATTTCCTGCTGCATGCCCTGCATCTTCGGCGTCGGCGCGTCTTCGTCGAACAGGTAAGGCTTCTCGGCTTTGATCTTGCGGTGCAAGCGTTCCGCGATCTTGTCGGCCAGCGGGAAGTCAGCCGAACGGAACATCAGATCGCCAATTTCACCGACCAGTTCGCCGTTGGCAGTAATGATCTGCACGAACGCATTCCACGCTTCTTGCCGTTGCGTCGAGTAGGCAGGCCCGATGTCGGCCTCGACCAGATATTTGCCAACTTTCGGGTTGAACACGATGTTGGTGACGTTTTCGATTTCTTCGGCGCTATACGAGCCGTCCGAAGTCGGGTCAATGGTGACGCTCGACTGTTTGCCGTCCTTGCCCATTATTTGCAGGACGCGCTTGGTGTCGTAGACGTGCGGCGCGATGTCGATGACCAGCGTGCCGGTGAAACGGATCGCCAGCGCCAGATGGTCGATGAAATGATAAGTGACAGTTTCGCCCATGCGCTGGCGTTCGGAAATCGCCTTGCCTGAACGCTCAGTAGCGCCTTTGCCGTCAAGGTGCGACGCGTACTGGCCGGAAGCCATTTCGAGTTCATGCTCAGCAATCTTCATGCCTTCAAGATAGGCGGCAGCCGCCCGCGCAGGGTCAATACGTTCCGGCTTCGGAATGGCCTGATTGCGCTCGTCGTCCCACCAGTTATAGGTAAGGTACGCGGCGTTCTGGACGTTGTTGTTGTTCCACGCCTGTTCGTTGCCTGAAAATGCGTCTTTCGGCCCGACCCACTGCGTCTTCGATGCCATTGCCGCCTGCTCGACTTCGGCAGACGTGTTGTAGTTGTACATGCGCTGCGGGTCCTTGAGCATGCGCACATGACCGCGACGGACCAGCTTGCCGTCGATGATGCGTTCCTGACCGATGACGCGCACCAGCGGCACATAAGACCACTTCATTTCGTTGTTGTTCTTGACGCGGCGGTCGATGATGGTGTTGCCCGCGATCTTGAACCACTCCAGCTTGCGGCGCTGGACCTTGCGCGTGACGATTTCGCCTTCCATCGGCTCGTTGGCGTCGCGCTGCTTGATCAGCTGCCGGAACGCCTTGCGATACTCGCGCGGAATTTCCGACTTGTAAAACGTCGCTTCGTTGCCTGCGGCGTCCTCCATGTAAATCAGTTCGTCTTCTTCCTTGCGGATGCGATAATATTCCGCGATGCGCACGCTGTCCTGCCGCACCCACGTGTCCGGCCCGCCCAGCGCAACGGCTGCAGGCGTCATGTCCATGTCGGGGTAGTCGTCCTCGGCCAGCTTGCGGGGCACGTCTTCAAATACGAAGCCGAAGTCGGCGTCCGACCCGTCAACCTGCTTGATGAACGGGTCGAGATAGACGCCAAGCTGGTCCTTGACCGGCCCAATGATGATTTCCTGATCGAACGAATCAGGGCTTACATACTTGGTGTCGACGCGCCACCAGCCGATACCGCCTTCAACCGAACTTTGTACGGCTTCGTCGTAGATCGACTGCGCCTTCGACGTGTACTCGATGTTGCGCACGATGCCTTCATACACCTGCGCGGCTTCGAACGTCGTCTGGTCGCCGGTCGGCTTGATTGAAATGGAAGGCTTGTTCTGACGGGCGTCGTTGACGATCAGCTGCACCATCGGCGCAATCTTGTTGACGGTCAGCGCCGGGCGCTTGTTGTTCTGCCGCTCGGTCTTCAGGTCGCGCGGCCACTGCCAGCCGTTGTCGGAATCGCCGTTGGCGAACTTGACGTCGTCCTTGTACAAGGTCTGGAAATCGTCTTCCCATTCCTTGCACATCTTGAAGCGATCCTGGGCTTCAAGGATAATTTTCTGATCGTCGCTGACGTCCATATCCTCGTCGCGACGTGAGCGTCTACGCTTGGCCATTTAACGCCCCATCCAGCTTGTGCCGCCGCGTTCCGCGATACGGCTTGGTTTAGCGTCGCCCGTCTCGGCCTCGTCCATTTCCTTGCGCCGTCCTTCGGACAGCTGCACGGCGTAGTACATGAACCCCTTGGCGCCGTGTGACGCCCAGTTATGCACGGGCTGCGACGACCGTTCCTTGGTGTGTGGATTAACTTCGAACTTGAAATGCTGCAGGCACATGACGCCACGCGAGCAAACGTTGTCGTTGATGTTGACGCGCGGAAACAAGGCGCGGGTGACGCTGATCTGCGTCACGTTGGTGGTGTTCGGCACGATCTTGACCACGCCTGTTTGCGGGAACATGGCCTTGGCTTGTTTTTCGATAGTGTTGGCGCGCAACGGACGCGCAGCCTGATGCTTCTGTTCGGCGTCGTGCGGCAACCATACGCCCTTAATAATGTACTTGCGCTCCTGCGCCAGCCGCAGGAAGTGGCCGATTTCCTGTCCGCTTTCTTCCTCGTAATCGATACAGTTGTGTTCGTTGCCGATCTGTTGCCAGACCCACATTGCGGTAACGTCGCTGTCGCCAAGATCGAACGTCAGGATGACCGGCTTGTCGGGCATGTACTTGATGTGAGGCCCGATGCGGTTTCCTGTAATTCCGGCTTCCAGTTCCTTGGCGAAGATCGCGCCAGCCAGCACCTTGCGCGTCTTACCCATCCAGACGGTCATGTATTCGTCACGGTCGGACTTGCGCATCGCTTCCATCTGCTTGCGCAGAATGTCTGGAAAGAATGGATTGTCCTTGTAGTTGATTTCGATGACAATTGCACCTTCAGGCGGGTCGACGACGAACATTTGGTAAGTGTCATCGCTGGACAGTTCGGGGTTGAAGTCGATCCAGATTTCGGACCCCTGCTTGAACGGGCCGAACGGGGCGTCACGACGTACGGTTGGTAACAGTACGGTCCATTTCGTTTTGGACACGTGCTGGGCTTCCGTCACCCACAGCACGTCGATGCCTTCCATCGACTTGATTGCCGTCATGTTGTTCAGGCCGATAAACACAAACGTCGTGCCATTGTCCCCACGAATTTCGGTGTCCAGCACCTTGTACTTAGCCGGAATGATCTTACCGTTCTCGAAGCGCTCGTGGAAATTAAGCTTTTCGATCTGGTCGGACAGCAGCTTGTGAACCGAATCCTTGATCGACTTTTGCGTCTCACGGGCGCAGACGATGAACAGTGGCAAATGCGAACCGAGAATAAGCAGCGCGCGGGCAATGTCCCACGACTTCGAACTGCCGCGCCCCCCATGCAAAATCTTGTAAGGCGCCGCCGTGAACAGCGGCATGACTTTTTCCGGGAACTGGACCCGCGTCTTGGCCGTCGTGCTGAGCAGCTGCTGGTTCATCGACGAGAGGTTTCTTTCGAATCAATCTTGTCGGGGTTCTTGCCGCTGTGCGTCACGCCGGTCAGCCGTAACTCAATCATCGAAATGCGGGTGGCGTGGTCGTGGAATTTTTCCTGATCAGCGTCCTTATGATCAGCCAACGTTTCGGCAAATTTGTGCCCCAGGGTATTAAGGGCGTGGGAAAACTCGATACTCAACTTGGTCAGGGCCGCTGTGAATTCCGTACCCTGCTTGGACAGGGCGTCTGAAAACTCACGTCCCTGACTGGAAATTCGTTGTGATACTGCATATCCAACCACGGCGGATGCCGAAGCCGCTCCTGCAACTATCGTCAACGTATTCCAATCAGGGACGTCAGCCATTTTTAATTCCTTCCCAATACGAACGGCTACTTGATGACCTTGCCCGTCACCAAATCGGTACCTCTCACGATCACTTTGCCGACGCGCGGCTTGCGGTCACCGGGGCCGTCAGCCAGCGGAACGCTAGTGACGGCGTCACAAATCGCGCCGCCGACGCCGCTGATCGACGAACCAGCCTGCTGGTTGAAAATCGCGGCGACAGTGGCGACGGTCGGCAAGAACTTACAGGCCAGCGCGGTGTAGTTCTGCACTTCCTTGATCTTGTCGACGGTCTGCGTGGTATCGCAGGCGGCGAGGCCGGTCATCAAGGACAATGCAAACGTCAGTTTCAGTACGGTCTTCATAACACACCTTTCTTCTGTTGTAGAACCCCGAAATTACGATTTGGCGGTTTCGATGGCCTTGTCGCTGCCCGCCGTGAAGATCGGCCCCGGAATCGACTGCGCAAGCGCTTTGCCTTCCGGGGTGGCCGTGGTGACGACGCCCTGAACAGGCGATTTCGGGTCCTTGGCCATATCAACCACGGCCTGAACCTGCTGTTGCTGGCCGGTCAAAATGGCGCCGATGCCCGACAACATCGAAACGCCGATGCCCGCCGCTGACACGACATATTTCGTGACGGTCGGGCCGAACAGATCGCCAAGCTGGCCGGTCGACGCCACGAGGACGCCCAGCACGCACAACGCGATCTGGAATTTCTGGCTGAGAGTTAGGCTGTTCATTCGTTATCCTTCCTTGACGTAACGGGCCGCGACCCAACCCTGCTGACCTGTCGCTGTCTTGATGTAGAACCACTTGGTGGTGCCGTTCATGGCTTCGTTCAACACGGTAAGCTTGGTGCCGTTCTTGAGTTTCGCCACGAAGGCGCCGGAAGCCGACGACCGTGAACGAAGGTTCAGCCAGTCATTTTCAGCCACGCCTGACACGACCCCGTCAAGCTGCGGCGGCGCCGCAGTGTCGGTTCCACCCTGCAGTGAAACGTCCGGGTAGTGGCCAGTAGTTTCGCCGCCCTGACCCATGTACTCGCGGACTTCCTGCACCATTTCGGCGTGGTCGTCGGCCACGTCCCTGCCGGGACAGTCGTGCGTCGTCAGCGGGTCCTGTTTGTGCAGGAAAATCGTGCCGGTCGTACGCAGAATGATTTTCTTGCCCTGTTTGTTTTTGCCGACAGTCACGTCGCCTACTTCCGGCGACAAGCCGAGTTTCTCGCACAGCAAGGCAGTCAGTGCCACGGTGTTCTTGCGGACGTTGAGGCCGGGACCAGCGTCGTCATCCTCTCGGCTGAAATCCCCGATCATTTCAATACCGATCGATTCGCCGTTCCAGCTGGGTGCGTGTGTGCCTTTCTTGGCAAAAGGCGTGAACAACCAGATCAAGTCGTCGGCCACAAATGCGTGCGGCGCCGACGACCACTTCTGCTGGTCGCGAAAATAACGCTCCAGATTGTTGATGCGCGTAATGCCTGGGGTGCGGCCCGCTGCACGGTCCGTTGCCGCAGTTGCGCGCCACTGGGCCAGCGTCGGCGCCGCCGTGTTATGCCAGACGATCTTGGTCGGGCGCCACAGCTTGAAATCGAGCAGCGCAATATGGCCCTGCAGCTGGGGGATAGTGACGCCTTGACGAACGATTGCGGTCCAAGTCATAACAAAAACATCCTTATCTAGTCCACTGAATTATAATACACCCGGCCCCGCCCGCCGC